GACTATTTTGTCGAAGATACCCGGATCAATGGCACTGGGTCCGCCCAATTTTTTCAGTTCCTCCTTAGTTTTATCTACGTTATAGTCCAACTGTGCGCTTGCTTGGCGAGTCGCGCCCAGCATCTTGGTGAGTTGCGCGGTAGAGACTTTGCCCGCTTGGTACTCGACTTGCTGACGCGCGTATTCCATCCCCGCTTGTTCTTCGGACACGCCCATATCCTGCGCAATTTCCCTGATGGCCTGATCGCGGATTTGCGATCGCTGAGCTGCAGCCTGTTTCCCGTAGCCCGGAACGATGGTATTCAAGGGCGCACCAGTACGTGCCATACCCACAGCACCTCGCGGTGGGCCGCCAGCGGGCGGCATGTTGTTCGCCTTCGCAATGTCGATCTGTTCCTTGTGCAGTTTCAAGGTCTCACGGCGCGCGTCCATGTCGTAGATCATTTTCGTCATTTCGTCGTAGCGCTTCTCCCGAGCGCGCGCGAGCAGCGCCTGGTCGTCCCACTTCGCCGCCTTCATCTGCAGCTCAGTGAAAATCTGGTTGATGGTGAGCTTCTTGCTTTCGAGCGTCGCCAAGTAATCCTGCTGCTGCTCATGGTGGCGCTCGATCGCCTTATCGAAATCCGCCTGGTAGCGCTTCCAGTCCTCATCCGCCTTCGCTTGGTTGCCCTCCAGGTAGCCCTTGAGCGCGCCGTTCAAGGTGTGCGAGACGCCGTACCAATTATGCGAGAGCGCCCCGGCCAGCCCCGCCATTGCGACCAGCATGCCGGAGAACTTCGAGTATTCATCGGGGTCGATGAGCGGCTTATTCGGCGTCGCGGGCAGTTGGGCAGGGCCCGGCGGTTTCGCGGCGGCCGCATCGCCATAGGCCCCGGCGAGGCGCGCCTCCGTGGGCGCCATGTCCGCCGTTTTCTGGCTGATGACCTGCTCTTCGGTGGGGCCGGCCGGAATCGCGGCCCGCTGGGCGACCGCAGCAGCGCGATCGGCGGCAAGTGGGTCGGGCGTACTCACGGGCCGCTCTGCCGCGGAAGTTGCGTGGTGCCGCTCGCGAGCAGGAGCGCGAGTTCGGCCGTCTGCCCCGCCAACTGCTTCGCGCGTTCATCCTGTTGCAACTGCATGGCGCCGATTTCGGCGAGGATTTGATCGCCTTGGGAGAGTTCCGAGAGCGCGTTATTGACGTTCTGCTGCTGCGCCTGGGTGTAGAGCTGCTGACGCTGCACGTTCGCTTGGCGGGTCATCTCGGCGATCTGCTGCTGCACGATCCCTGAATTCTGGTTGCCCATGCCGGAGTTGATCGCGGCCTGCTGCAAGGCTTCGGACTGCTGCTTGATCTGCTGGTCGATCGTTGCGTCAATCGAGGCCTTCTGACTCGACCACAAGGGTGTCGCGGTGCCGCCCGACTGAATGATGGGCAACGCGCCCTTGGTGAGCGCGCTGGCATTATTCGCGGCCGTCTGCGAGGCGCCAGGGAGCGCGGGGTGCGAGAGGGCGGACATGCCGGAAATGCCGAGGGACGCCAACGTAGCGAGGTTGCGGGGGTTAGAGAACCACTTCTCCACCCCGTCGGTCGTTGAAGGGCCGGCCACATCCATCGGGCCGTAGCCGGGGTTGTCAGCAAACGCGGGGTCCGAGGTCATCGAGGAAGGATCGATCCCGAATTGGCTCATCATATCGCCGCTCATCGGCTGCAAGGAGGGCTGCGTGTCGTTCGCGCCCAGGAAGTTGGGCTGCCCCGAGGGGAGCGTGGCTCCAATATCGGTCATCGCGCCCGGTACCGCGCCTAAGCTCGCGAGCAAGGGGTCCGCGCCGCCGATCCCGCCGCCCGCCGTGCTCTGCCCGGTCACGGTCAATTCGGGGAGCATCGCCGCACCCGTGGCTGCGACATCGCCCACGGCCGCTCCAGTCCCACCGCCCGCGAGGCTCGGCGCTGTCACGGTGATAGGGTCGAGCATCGCCCCACCGCCGCCCGCCGCCGCCAGGGGAGTCGTCCCGACCGCACCGACACTGCCGATCCCGGCCGCCGCCGCATCTGAGGCCGCGAGCCCGCCGGCCGCGTCACCGATGCCTACCAGCGGGTCTGTCAAGGCGATATCTCCCGCCGCGCTCGATCCCACGGTGCCCGCTCCCGCCGCCCCGGCGCCCGCGCCGGCCCCACCAATGAGCCCCGCGCCTGCCGCGCCGCCGAGCGCGACCCCAGCCAAATTGAGCCCGAGGGCCAGATTGGCCCAGGGATCCGGTTGCGATTCCTGGAACTTGACATAGTCCTCCACGCGGTTAGTCCCGGCGGCGGCATTGGCGAGCTGCTGGGAGATCGGCATCGTATCGACATTGCCGGTCAAGCCCGCTTCCCAGTTCGGCGGCAGGAGCATCGCGCCCGGCACGGCATTTTGGCCGGTCCACCCCGACTTCGGGCGGGTGAGCGTGTCCTCCGAATTGGCCGCGGTCGCGGGGTTGTAGAGCGCCATCTATGTCAATCCTAGTTGGGCGTACTCAAAATCATGCATCGACTGGTGCACGAACATCCAATCGCTGAAGGACTCCGCCTTGGTGAAGTCCGCCACCGACAAATCCGGCGCCACCGTGCCCGGCTGCCCCAACAGAGTGTACGTCGTGGAATGGATATCCGCATGGAATTTCAGCCAGTCGGTGAGCGCGGCAGACACCGCGCCTTCGCCCTCCTGCATCAAGGTCGCCCACGCGTCTTCGGCCGGGCCCGAGGAGAGCCCAAAGGTCGAAGTCGAGCGGCCAAGTGTCTTCGTGAGCGCTTCCGCCGTCTGATCGTGCACGAAGCGGTGCACCAGAAAGAAGTCGCGCAAGCCTTCGCGATCGCCAAAGACCATTTGCGACACGAGATCAATGTTCACTTGAGCATCTCCCGGTCCGCCTTGCCGCGCAGCGCAAGCATGCGGATTTGGGTCACGTTCGACCCGCCCGCCACCGTTAGCCCCAAATACTGGCTGCCGCCCTCATTCGCCGCCAAGGGGTCCAATTGATAGGCCACCGGTGAACCTTTCAACGGCACGGGCAGGGCGGCCGATGAGCCCAATTCGGTGTCCACGGTCACCGTGACGCCAGAATTCGCCGCTCCCGCCCAGTTTGCAGCGAGCGCCGCGTTGAGCGACTGCTTCTCGTGCAGGGGGGCGCCGCCGTCCCACAGCTTCGTTTTCAGAAGCCACGACGTGAGTCCCACGCTCGCGCTGAACGCCTGCACCATGGTGTGCCCCTGCCACACATAGAGCGTCTGATTGCCGGCGACGGACACCGAGACCATCGCCTGGGACGCAGCGCCGGTGAGCGAGGCGACCCACCAGCGTCCTCGGAAGAACAGCGCCAAGAGCGTGCGCGTCGCGCCGCCTTGAGTAAACGTATCTTTGAAGCTGAAGAGGAACGTCGCGCATAGCTCGCCGCGAATGAGTACCGCCCCGCCGTACGCGAGCGGGAGGGTGAGGCCGCCCAACAGCACCGAGGTGATCTGCTGGATGATGCCGGAGATTTTCTGCGAAATTTTCTCCGGCGTCGCGCCCGACAGCAGGTAGAACCCGCTCGAATGGTAGAACACGATCGCGCGGTAGTAGGCGAAGATCGAGGTCGGCGCCGAGGTCCCCACGGAACTCGGGATATTGATGCGCGAGAACGAGGTGACGCCTGCGCTCACTGTGACATTCGAGAGCGCGTCGATCGAGGTGTCGCCGAAAATGTACAGATAGTTGTTCGCGGCATAGAGTGCGGTGATGTTGTTGTGCAGGTAGGCATCGTTGATGGTGAACGAACCGCCCGCCCCGCCAAAGGCATTGTAAGCGTTGATATCGGTGAACAAGACGGTTCGCAAGAACTGGATCCACACCCGCCCCGCGTAGGTCGCGATACTCGTCCCGCCAATCACCCCGCTGGAGGTCAAGGTAAAGGCGGTCAATTTCAAGGGCGGGGTGTGCGCGGTGGCGAAATCCCACACCGTATCGCCGGTGACGTAGCCCGTGCCAGGCTTGACGATGGTCAAGGACACGCCCTGCATTTTGATCCCGAACGTCGCGCCCGTGCCCGCCGTTGCGCCGCCGATCACGCTCCCGGTGGGGCCCGTCGCGACCAACGTCTGCGAGGCCGGCCCCGGATACGCGCCGCCCGTCGCGATGGTGAAGGTCGCGATGGCCCCGCCCCCCCCAAACGTCGCGACAATGAGTTGCGCGGGCGTCGTCGGGCTCCCGTCGGTCAGCAGTAGCACATCGCCGACCGCGTAGCCCGTGCCGCCCGCGGTCAAGGTCGCGGACACGACACTATAGGAGGTGCGAAACACGCCGCCCGTGCCGTTGCTCGCGAGATTCTGCCCCAAGGATTGCCCGCCAGTGAGCACGGTGGCGAGGGTGAGCGTACCCCCAGATGCGGTGTTGTTCTGCGCGGTCAAGGTCGCCGGGGTCGTGATGTTCCAGTCCCAGTACCCGGTGGGGTCGATGATGAGGAGCCCCTGGTTGTTGTACTGCGTCGCGGCCGTTTGGTTCGAGGTGAGCCCGGTGATGATCTGCGTCGCGATGAAGGTCGAGAGGTTGACGACGTAGCCCTTGCCGCTATTCGCCCACACGGCAAAGCAGTAGTCGATGCCGGCGGCGTTGAAGTTTTGCGTGTAGGTGGGCGGCCCCGTCTCCGCGGTCACGGTCGTGAAGGCGAGCGACGGGCCATTGACAGGATAGAGTTTCGCCCCGCCGATCGGGATTGCGTTCTCGCACCAGTGGAATTCGTTATCCTGGATCGCCTCGCGCTCATCCAAGGTGTTCATGCCCTCGAATTCGCGCAAGATGAACTCGGGGTTCTGGCCGCCGGCATTCATCGCGCGGGCCATGGGCTAGCTCGAGTAGATATCGCCGATGCGGCGCGTGTAGGAGGAAGTGACTTCCAGCAAGCGTGTGCGGTACTGCGCGCGAAAGCCTTCCGCCTCGCCATAGCTCTGGGCGTTGTTCTTGGCGAGGTAGGCGGCAAAGAACTTGATGGGGTCTTGGTTGCGCGGCGGGATGGGATCCTGCGTGGTGGTGTCGCCGGTCGCGATCGGCGTCGGCAGCACGACGGTATCGAACTCCACCGCGTAGCTTTGATCGGGGGTGGTGCCGATGAAAATGCTGTTCTCGCCATACGCCGCCCAGCATTCGGGCTGGCGCTGGTAGGACGCCGCCGTCCAGGTACGAAAGGCGGCGGAAAACAAGCTAAACGGCATCCAGCGCAAGGTATATCGCTGCGTCCCCCACAGCACATGCACGCTGATGACATCGTAGGTGTTCACGTTGATGACGCCGACTTGCGCGGTCGCGTTGATGCCGGTGGGATCGGTAATCGTGGCGGTGGGGGCAGAAGAGTAGCCGCTACCGTAGTTCGAGAATGAAATGGTGTTGACAGCACCCCCGCTCTGACCCAGGGTTGCGGCTACACCTGTACCCCCACCGCCACTGAAACTAACCGCGGGCGCCGTATACCCGGAGCCCCCCGTGAGAATGACCCCGCCCGCGACAGTCCCAAAGGTGTACTGCTCCACCCCGCCGGTGACGAAGGACTGCTGTAGCGAGCGCAAGCACCCGGTGTCCATGACCAATTGCCGGCGCGCCTCGTTGATGTAGCCGTCGATCTGCCCGAGCGTCCACTTATTGAGATTCGGGTCATGGAGCAGGTCGAGAACCTGGTACTCATAGGTTCCGGGCGTCGTCGAGGGCGCGAGCGTGGTCACACAACGACGTCAGTCTTGACGCCTTGCGCCAACGCCGAGCGCGGCGTCATCACGGCTTCTTCGAACACGAAATGCGCCAGGCGCTTGACCCCGTCCGCGTTCTCGATCTGCGTTTTGGTGACCGGATCGTACTTCATCGCCCACCCTAAGCGCACCAGCGTGTCGGTCTTGTCGACGAGCTGATATCCCAACATATGCACGGCGGCCTCGCGCGGAATGAGGACCGCTTCGCCGGGCGGAAACACGAAATCCTCCCCGTCGTAGCGGTCCGAGTGGGGTTCCTTGTTGGTGTTGGTCACGAAAACGCTGTTCATAGTATGTCAACTCCTATGGGGGACTTTATCGACTGCGCTGGCGCGAGGGCATGCGCGGAATTCGCGCGCGGGACGGCTGCGGCTGAGGAATGCGCCCGCGAAACGCAGGCATCCTCACGGGCGCTGCATCCGCTTGACGACCGGCAAGAACCGACGCCCTAAGATGATCGGCTCCTCAGTAGGACAGGAGTTTGACCACATCGGACGCGCCCCCCATCACTGGCGTCTGCACCGCCACCGTCGTCACCGTACCCGCCGCGAGCTGGGTGCCGAACGCTAAGGTCGGGACCGCTTGAATGTTGACACCGCCAAAGTTATTGCCCGAGAGCGTCGTGACGGCGGTCGTCGCAGCCACCACGACGGGCGGAAACTGCGGATTCGAGATGCGCTGGGTAAACGACAGGGAGGTGTTTGTGGCCGGCGTCGCGACCGTCACGCCACCCGCCCAGACGGCAAAGGCGTTCGTGTAGCCGGCGCCGGGGGTCGTGTTGGTGATCGAAGTCACGGTCCAGTTCATGATGGCGGTCGCGGACGGGGCCGGGTTCGACGTACCACCGAAGGTGAAGGTCGGCACGGCCGTGACCGCCGTGCCGTAGTACGCCGGCCACATCGCGAGCACGGTGCCCGAGCCCGTGCCAGCGCCCAAGCCCGCGGTGCCGGTCTGCGCCGTCACCCACCCCACGATCGCACCGCCGCCCGTGGTATCCCCAGGCTGCGGCACGACCGTAATGCCGGGGAGCGACATCAAGCCCGCGCCCTGCTCGGTGACGGTGATCGCGTTGATGATGCCGCCCGAGATCGTGCACGTCGCGCACGGCAGGATGTAGGGCTGCGCGCCCTGATTCAACGGGGGCGAGAACACGATGATCGGCGGGCGCGTGTAGCCCGACCCGCCGCTTGCAGTGACGCCGCCGGTGGAGGCGCCGAACGCGCCATTCACTCCGTAGTTGCCGTTGAACACGGTCCCCGAGAACGCCATGGTCGCGGATACCGCGCCGCCGACGATGGCATTCCACAAGGAGCCGCCCGCCGAGGGGGTGATCGTGAAAATGGCGTTGCCCAAGCTGGTGACGCCATTCTGGATGACGATCGCGCCGCCCTGGCCCTGGCCAAATTGCGAGTAGCCGTAGAAGCCGTTGGTGCCGGCGCTGCCCGCACCCGTGAGCACGGCCCCCACCGGGCACCCGGTGGAGTTGACGACGCGATAATTGACGCCGTCCGAGGATACCGGGAAGAGGGCGTAGGGCGCGACTTGCACGGTCTGCCAGTTATTCGTACCCTGGTCGTACTGCTGCAGGTTCGTGTACTGGCCCAATTGCAGCAAATACTGTCCGGTCAACGAGTTGTTGGTCGCGAGCTGCGGGGAGGTGACACCGCCAAACCCGCCGACCACCCCTTGACCCACCGGCAAGGTGAAGTAGGACCCGGCCGGCATGCCGATGTTGAGCATCGGCGGATTGAACGCTTGGCCTGAGATTTTTGCGAAGCCCATGAATCACTACTCCTGAATCGTCACGTGGATCCACGCACGACCATGAACGATGCGCCAAATATTTTGTCGTGACACGTTGAATCTCTTGGCCAACTGAGCCTGAGTGTGTCCTGTGCGATTAAGTCTCAAAATTTCCTTCACCTGAACCTCAGTCAAAGTGTGGCGAGTTGACGATTCGCCGCGACGAAAAGACGCATTTTTGGACCAATGATGATCCTTGCCGGTCGCCCGACGACCTCTGTCCAAGGCATCCTTTTGATTTTGTTTACCGTCTCCCAGATACAAATGCTCAGGGTTGACACAAGGTTTGACATCGCAGCGATGAAGAACCCACAGCCCTTCAGGAATCCGACCATGCAGATGCTCATACATGCCCCGATGAGCGAGCCAAGGACGATTGTGATACCAGATACATCCATACCCGTCCGGGAAACGATTGCCAGTCCAAATCCAACAGCCATTATTGTCAACACGGTAATGGCCATCCAATTTTTCTTTGAGAGGAACCTTCCGCGCAGGCATAGCAATACTCCTCCATTGGGAGTCACTACTATACCTAAAATGTTACCTAAGGTCATATATAAAAGTGTAATCATTTCAAATGGCTACGAACGTAAACCCCGTGACAACTGTCGTGACCTTGGGTTTTGCAAGGACCAATTCCAACAGCGACAGCACCGCCCCGATAAAGCCGATCTGGTTGTTCGACAGCGTCGATTCGAACCCCGTGAACGCGAACGCAGCGCGCTCGTGGATATAGAACGCCAAATACCCGGTGTTGAGCAAGTAGAGCGTCCCTTCCGGCACGTACGGGTCCATATACACGGGGACACCGGAGACCATCAGCGCGCGGAACGCCGAGCGCGCGCCCCACGGCTCATCATCGAAGCCCTTCTCTGGCGTGATGACATAGGATTCGTTCGGCAGGTAGTCGTTCTGCAGCGTCTGCCAGGTCGCCGGGCCCATGAGCCCGAAGGTGGGAAGTTCCCCGCCGTACTTGAAGGTGCCGGTGATGTACTGGGCGACGAGCGCACGCGTGGGATTGACCGACCCCGCAGCGTAGCGCTTCGCCTTCAACCACGGATTCGTGGTGCGCGACTGGCCGCCGTAGAGGGTGGAGTTCGTGCCGTCATCGACCGCGGCCGGCAAGCCGATCACCTGCGTCACGTTCGAGACATTGTTGAGTAACGCGGTCGCGACCCCGTCGCAGTAGACGTTGCCGGCGTCATTCATGCGCGCCGCCAAGAGAGGGATGATCTCGTGGGCGTCCTGAATGAGTCCTTCAAATCCCAGATACGGGATAGGAATCACCGCGCCTTTGAGATTGAACTCGAGGTTGGTGATCGCGGGCTGAACAGCCGGCTGGTTGAACGATCCGTCGTAACCGACCCACTGAAGGTTGACGAACTGGGACCCCTGCGCCGGGATCGTGACCGAAGAGACGCCGCCCGAGGCGGGCTGAGAGTTGGCGATGAGCGCCGCGGTCAAGGGCGATGTGTTGTAGAGCTGGACCACCAGCTTTTTCACGAAGGCCCGGCGGACGATGAATTGTAACTCACCTCCTAGAGACCCCACTCCACCTGCAGGAATTACACCAGTCCCGAGCTGAGGCATGACAGAAACGTCCTTCTAAGTTGTCAGCGATTCACTTCTGTCAACAGTGAATCGTCGACGTGAAAAATCAGTTCAGCTTCGCTCCACCTAACCCGGCCACCTTGCCTGAGGCGATTTCATTCCACGCCTTGTAGGCTTCATCCATCGCGACGCGCCCCAACGCGGCCTTGTTCCCAATCCCTGGCCCCCACACGTCCTTTTCAGGCATCGTGTACGTCGGCGGCTGGAATGAGGCCGGGGTCGGCACGGCCGATGCCCGGCTCGCGAGGAACACCCGCGCGGCGGCGTCGTAGGTCGGAATCGGATTCTCCGCATCGACCATCAAGGCCTCGACGCCCTTCATGTCCTCATCGGACAACTTATATTTCGATTGCGTGGTAGCGCGATCCCGCTCGATGCGTTCGCGAATGCCCTTCTCCTGGATCTCCCGGCGCAACTTCGCGTTGTCCTCGCGTAGTTCGTTGATCGGCGCCATCAAGGCGTCCTTGTTGTCGATCTCGGGGATGGAGAGCTTCGGGTTGATCTTCTTGATGGCGCGCTGAATGGTTTCGCGCGTCTCAGGATTCGAGGTCAGAGAGTTCAGCAGCCCCACTTGGGATTCGAGGCCCCTGGCGTGCTCCACCAATTCGGGAACTGTGTAATCCTCAAGTGACTTAGCCACGGCCGCCTCCGGGCTTGCTGATCGTCATCGGGTTTTTCTGCGCAATGCGCCCCGGTTTGTCGAGTCCGCCGTGCTCGGCGTAGCGCGGCTGGTTCACAATTTGGCCATTTTCTTTGGCCGGGTCCGTCGGCTTACGCAGTCCGCCGCCGCTGGAAGGTTCGAGGTAGCGAGTCGGCACGGGTAGCTCCTTACGCCGCCGCCGGGGCGGCTTGAGGTTTCTGTTGGCTCATCATCTTCATGAGTTGCTGCTGGACGTCCGTTCCGCCGCCCATCTGCGGCATGCGCTTGACCATTTGCATGACTTCGGCGGGCACTAGGTCGGAAGTATCACGCTTTCCCACCAAAGAGCCAAGGATTTTCAGTGCGGAGAGGATTTTCGCCCCTTCGGGGGACTCGGAGCCGAACGCCGGCAAGGCTTCCTCCAACATGTTGGTCGCAATATGGAGGTTGGTGTGCGCGGCGGTTTTGACCCCGCGCTTATCCTGTGGGGTGGACATCGGCGCGCCGCCGGGGGACTGCCCCGGCCCTTGGGTACCGGCGGACGGTTGCGCACCAGGACCCCCCGCTCCCGGCATGGCGGACGGGGGCGGCGCGCCCATGGCGGGGCCTTGACCACCGCCTTGCATCGCGCGCTGCATCACGGCGGGAGGGACGCTCACACGCGCCTCGACTTGCGTCCGCGACGCTTGTAGCCGTGATGGCCGGAGGCGTCACACACGCTTGGAGGGCTTGCGGCGCTGTTGATTGCGCGCATGCCGACCTCCGCCGCCGCGCTTGCCCGCGGGGAGGACGGCATTATCCTTGGCGTTGTCGTTTTCGGGCATACCGACCTCCGCCGCCGCGCTTACCGGCGGGCAATACTTGAGTGGGGAACAGCGGCGAGCACGACCCGCCGCCGGTGGGGAAAGGCATGGGCCTACTTCCGCTTGTGACGCCGACGATGCCGAGCCATTGTCATCTCCTTGCGTGAGAGAGGCCGCTTTTTGACGGAGCAACCACTACCGTATCAACTGCGAGAACTTTTCGAGCGTGAGCTTTTGCCGCGCGCCATGCGAATGTGGTACTTGCCTGAAGGGCCGTGATTGAAATTGCGCTTGAAGGCGTGACCCGGTTGGTGACCGCCGGCGGCGGACTTGGCTCGATCAATGCGTTTGAGTCCGTCCATTTACGGTTTTCCTTTGGGGGGTCGTCCGCCTTGGGCCATCATCTGCAATTCCAACTGCTTCGCCTCGGCTTCCTGCTTCTCGATGACTTTAAGCCGTTCCTTCAACTCTTGCAAGTTGGGCGGATCGTACATATCGAGGAGCGTCGCACGATCGATCGCCTTGGCCTCGTGCAAGGTGGTCGCGTCGTGCTTGCGGTCCTCGACGAAAATGGGGCTGGAGGAGTGCCCGTCGACCTTCACCTCGTAGTCGCGCGTGAACTGCTCAGCGGTGAAGGGGATGAGTTTCCCGTCGATCAGTGCCTGGAAGCGTTGCTCGCTGTGATCTTGCGTTAAGCGCAGGATGAGCCCGGCGACTTCCTCGGCGCATTCTTCCGCCGCGATCGCGCGCTCCTTCGGGCGACTCGATCCCAACCGCGCCATCAAGTCCGCTTGGCCGCGCGAGCGCACGCCGGGCTCGCCCTTGCCTTGCAGCACATGCCCCAATCCCGCCTGGTCGTCGAACATGGTGTCGATCTGCGCGACTTCGGCGAAGATATCAGTCGGCATCTCGGGCGCGTGCACGTCGACCTTGCCCGTCGGCACCGCGCTCGACAAGCGGCTCCCCGAGGTGCCGTACGCTTGGAACTTCTCGTCCTGGATGCCGCCCATGCCGATCATCGTCATCGGCGGATTGACTTGTTTCGCCAAGAGCGCGCGGATCTCGTAGGTGCGCTGCGTGCGCCACTCCTGCAGCCACGTGAGCCGAGCGACGAACGAGCCGCCCCAAAAGTAATCGTAGAGGTTGAACTCCGGGATCACCTTGACGAACGGGCCAATGCCCTTCACATGCCCCATCCAGCGCGAGGGGCGATCGTAGATCACCACCTCCGGAGCAGCGCGCGTCACCACTTGATAGTCGTCCTGCTCGTCATCCCAGACGTAGAGATCGCACATGTCGATCAAATCCGCCTCGACGTGCGGTGAGTAGTCGTAGGAGGGTCCGCGCCCGCCGCCGCCTAGCCCTGAGTCCACGCCCGACATCGCGCCGGGGATCGCGGTCGACACCGCGAGCCCGCCGACGGGCGAGCCGATCAACAGGCGCGACAGCCCGCTCGACAACGGCGGCAGGTTATCGGTGCGCGACTGACCGACGCGCGCCATGATCGAGTCCTTGCGCGGGTTACCGGTCAAGTTGTGCGCGAGCTGCGTCTTGGTGATGGTGTAGTGGTGGGTGAACGCTTCCTGATCGGAGAGTTCCGGGAAATCCTCCCGGAGCACGCCGAACTGGTGCGGCTCGACGAGATAGGAGCGAAAGCGGTTATTGACCCACATGCCCTTCATCAGCATGCAGCCGAAGACTTGGCTCCAGCGCAGCGCCATCCCAAAGAGGATGTGGGTTTTGCTGACCCGCCACTGCTCGGTGACCTCCTTCGCGAGCGGCACGGCTTTCGCGATGTCATCGTGCGGCGCTTCGGTGCCCAAGTGCAGCGAGAAGCGCAGCGTGTCGGGCGAGTAAATGAAACTTGAGAGCGTTTCGACCGTGCTGCCGATCTTGTTGTAGGGCGCGCCCTTCGCGTCCGCGCTACCAAACAGGTAGTAGTTCCTCAACACCTGATAGAAGTTGAACCGATCAGTGCGCGAGGCCGTGCATTGGCGCACCAGCTCATCGTAGAGCGCGCTGCGTTCGCCTAAGTCTGCGGGGAGTTTCACACGGTGAGCGCTTGGGCTTTCACATCCGCGCCCTTCTCGCCCTTGAACGCCGTGACTTCGCCCGCTTTCGGCAAGCGGCGCCGCGTGATCCCCGCCTCCGTCGCGGCTTCCCGCATGCCGTTGTTGCGATCGAGCCTGAGTTGCCCCGAGCCGTCGCGTTTATCGACGATGAGCGGTTTCGCGGCGAGGCCGGTTAACTCGGCGAACGAGTGGCCCATGACCTTTTTGCAATTATCGCCCCACAAGAGTTCCTGCCCCACGGGCGCGCGCCCCGCGAAGGAGGTGTCGCCGGCCTTCGCGCTCTTCCAATCGTCCACCTGGTACATGTCGGCGGACTTGCGCATGCCGGCATCGAAGCGCTTGCGAAATTGCGAGCCGATGGTGACGGGGGTGAGGAACACCTGGGTCACCGCTTCGCTCAAGCAGCCGTTTTCTGGGCAGATGGGGTGCGAGCCCTCGAACGGGCCGTGCAGAATGCACTCGAATTCTTTCACTACTCCCATATCGTCACCTCTTGAACGCCAGTACGACCGCGTCAAGAGTAGCGCGCTCAGTGGGGGAATATCGATGCGTACATGAACCACCCACTTTCATGAGCCGCCTGACCACTAGGCCCTGTTCGGCTTTGTCTCGTTTCAGGATGAGATACGGCAACATATCTTCAAGTGCCCACCCTACTGCCCGGCCTCCTATAACCCACTTCCAAATCATCCGATCTCGACCGTAACCGGAATTTTTGTAACGCCCAAGAGTGCCACCGTAAAATCGACGGAATATCTCAAGGGGGCGCGGATCGACTTGTGAAATTTGAATTTGCACTCTATGCCATTTCTTACGAACACGAAAAACACATACGCTACCTTCGCCGTCGAAGAATCCAGCGAAGTATGCGGCTTGTTCCGGTGTCACTGATTGTCTTTGAATCACGCTCACTTCGTGAACCTCAAGCCCAGCGTTTCTCGATCGATTGTCATGGTTATCTGCCGCGATCGGGCTTGCGTGCCCGGCGCGGGTGCCATTTGCGCCAGCCCCGACTCATAGCGCCCCACCAGCCGCCAGGTGTCCCCGACGCGCGCTTTCAAGAGCGTCCCAGCATCGAGCCCATGGAAGAAGCGCGAGAAGTCCCGTTGCCGCTCGGGCGGTAAGGGCACGGCCTTGCGCGGCGGCGGGCGCGTGACCAGCCGGTGGCGAGAGCGGGGCATCTGCGGGAACCACATCAGCACCTCGTTGTGGGTGCAGCCAATATAGCGCGTGACGTCGCTCAAGCGCAAAACGGCGTTGTGGGGGTTGTCGGGAGGGAGTTCGGCGCGCAGGTGCGCTTCGCCCGCGCGGATTTTAGCTAACCGTTCGCCGATCTCGGCCACGGAGAGGAGGTCAGGGGGAACCATCGCGTGTTGTCTGCCGGATGCGCGGCCCCCGGACGTTCATGGCTGGAGTTGGGTCCGGCATGGCGCATCACCTCCTTTTACAAAGTGCCGAGTCCTGGGCTGATCGGATGCCCGCCGAAGATCAAATTGACTGCCTCGTCGACCAGATAGGTACCGTGGGTACGGAAATAGAACTCGACCTCCATGAACAAATCGGAGTCGATGACGGTCGGTACACCCGTGGGCGGAGGGGCCTTGCGGTGAAGTTGCACCCGCAGTTGCGCGACACGGCGGGGCGGCATGCGGATTTCGGTTTCCATCAGGTCAACCCCCTCGGACGTGGATCTTGTTCGCGGTCAGGTAATTTATCACCGAGCGCTCGGCGGCGCTGAACTGCTTTTTCTCCTCGAGCGGCCGGTTCTCGGACTGGTAGGTGCGGTGCATCGCCTGCATCTCGTGCATGATCCAGTCATTCCAGGCGACGGTGGCTATGGCGAGTGCGATCACCCGGTCATCCTTCGCCCGGCCCTCCCCGCCAATCTGATCGCCGTTACGGTGAATGTTCTTGAACTGCTGCAGGCACAGCACCGAATTGATCTCGATCACCTCGCGCTCGAAGTACCCCCGTAACGTGGACATCATCCTAATTTTCTCGCGGTGGTTCGTCTGCCACTGGTAGGCAAAGTTACCGTGGATCGAGTCCTGCTTTTTGAAGAGGTAGTCGCGGATCCGGCCGATCACATCAAAGGCGCCCGCGCGCGGGTCGGAGGCGGGCAAGGTCGCGGCCATGCGCTTGAGGTTTAAGAGCTCGTTGTAGACCGCGAACCCAGGGCCCAGCATCTCTAAGTTCAGCATGCAGTCCCCGTACCAGCCGCAGAGGTGCGCCAACGCCCACGCGAACTGCTGGTCGGTCCAGGACGGGGTGCCCAATTCGGCGACTTGCACCACCTTGTCCGCATAACACCGGAGCACGCACGCCGCGAATTCGTCCGCCCACTCGCTGGACCCGTAGGCAGGATCCGCCCCCAAGGTGTAGGAGCCGCCGCGCTCGGAGGCGGATTTGCCCTTGACCGGGGTCTCCCAAATGGTGACCTCGGCGTTCTCTTCCGTGGTCTCGACGAACTGCGTGTCCTCGAAATGTAGCCCAAACTCGTAGCGAAAGTAAATCGCGTCCTGCTTGCGCGCGCGCTCGTACGCTAAGTTCGTGCGCTCGGCGGAGAAGAACTTCGAGCCCGAGAGTTGGAAGGCGTAGTCCTCGGTCGGGGGCATCTCCTGCAATGCCATCATCTCATCGCCCTTCATTTTCTCGGTCACGTACCAGCGCCACCAGGCGAGCTGATTCGACGTGATCTCGACCCCATAGATTTTGAATATCTCGCCGATCCACACGCGTTCATCGGAGGTGGGCGAGCCGTCCCAGTAGACTTGATATTCCGGCTTATCCTCGCTCCATGCGTAGAGTTCGTTGCGCCACCAGCCGATGAACACCGCCTTCATCGTTTTTGACGCCTTGGCGGTCTCCCATGCTTGGTAGAACATGTTGTAGCCGCGCGCAGTGGACTCAAAGATGTAGAGGCGATTGGGGTTTATCTGTGCCAGTGAATTCATGAGCGAGCCGAAGCCTTGTTCATCGCCCCACGAACTGCACTCGGTCGCGTGCAGCATATTGATGCCTTTGGCTCGACCCAGATCGCCCTTCTTTTTAGTACCGGCAACCATATACATGAGACGGGAGGAACAGGGCGCTTCGCAAATCAATTGGTCGCGGTTGTGGAATTTGATTTTTGGGCGCATCGAGGGCGGCAGGCTCGCGATGTATTGACCCAAGAGCGAACGGAACAACGAGCGGTTCTCATCCGTGTCGGTGACCACCGCAGCCTGTAGCCCCTGATGTTTGAACAACCAATAAATATCAAGCGCAAGCGTAATCGTAGAAATGCCAATTTGGCGCCCCTTAAGTATCACGAACTCATGGATGTCGGCGGCCAAGCCTTCGGCGATCTGCTCGACCAAGTATCGCTGTGAGTTCATCCAAACAAGGCGTTGGCGCCCGAACTCCTTCGAGTCGATCCATAGTGAATTGCAGAACGCCTCGAACTTCGGCACCGAGAACGCCCGCCGCTCCTCCTCGGTCAAGGGGGCACGGATGATCAGAGGCTCGGTCATTTCACGCGCGTGTGCTCGAAGCGCCCGACGATGTTGGCGGCGACGTACTTGCCGGGGCTGTCCGCCCCCACCGCGCGCTGCCACTCGAGTTCGGGCACGTTCTGGTACACGTAGATATGCCCGGAGCGAAACTCGATTTCGAGCGCATCGTCCTCCCAGCCGATGGAGGCGATGTTGCTGCTACTGACCGGGCGACGGTTCACTGGCGGCGCCCCGGATTCGGCAACGGGCCATTGGGGAGCGCGACCGAGGGGGATTCCTCCTGCCCGATGCGCTGGCCCGCGACTTGGCTAAACACCTGCGCGCGCACGTTGCGCTCCAAGTGCCGGCGCAGCGGGGTGTTCAGCTCGTTGTCCTCGGGTAGGGGCTTGAGCCAGCCGCGCGCCTGCGCCTGCGTGATCAGTTCGTCGGCGAGTTCAAGCGCAAAGTGAGCCGGGGCGCGCGCGGGCGACTCCCATACCGCCCCCGGCGACTTTAAGAACTCGATCGCGAGCTTGACGCGCAGGTCGAGCTGCACGCCGTTCTGAAATTGCTGCAGCACATCGCCAAAGTAGGTTTCGGTCATTCTTGCACCTGTCTGATTTCAATCGGCCCCGTGTCTACATACCCGCGACAACGACCTTTGCGAGCAGCGTCTTGCATATTCGTCTTCGCGTCCCCCAAAAACAAGTGATGCGGGTTCACGCAGCAGCGTACGTCGCAGTGATGGCACACCGATAGGTCCTTTGGAATGACGCCCCCGTGCAGCAGCCAGCACGCGCGGTGAGCGTACATATTCCTCCCCTGGTACTTGAACCGCCCGTACCCCCGATCGTTGCAACTGCCCTCCCACAACCAGCAGCCCGACTCCGTCACCGGAATCACATGCGACATGAACCGGTCCATCATCGAACCCGCCATATGCGGCACCACCCTGGCTTACTCACCCTCACCTTGAACGCCATGTCCCGGCCATTCTCCACCCGATACCGATACACATAATGCTGCGTTGCCGCTAGGGAGCGGTTGATCTCGATCGGTGACCCGCCAACCGCCATCGCCTCCAGTGCCTCGTACACCTTTAGCCGCTTGCGACCGCGAACCGCATCCTCTGGCACCGGTGCGTCGCATGGAAGGATAATTAATTCGGCGGCCATTTGTTATCGTGATTTTACGCCTAACAATAGCGATGTCAATTGTGTACAGGAATCCGTTTTTACTTTTCCGGGGCGATGTTGGGTTCCCCGTTACCGCAGCGTCACGCCCCAAACGATCCCTTACGGAACCCGTTCGGCGGGCTAGATAGTGGCCCGACTTCGTATAATCTTCCATTATGTCAAATCGATATTTAGCATTCAGCCGCTCAGTTAGTCGATATGGGGGTAACTGTCCTAACGCGCTATCACTTATCCACCGCTGGTGTAGGACATTGCACTGCAGCTCGTCAACCGTGTCGGCGCGTTTTGGTTGACGTAGGCGCGCGTCGTGCGTCTCTCGTGGAATCTTGCGTCCCTAGAGTAATTTACGCTGCTTTCGCTCGCAGGCATCCGCAATGATGGCGGTTTTCGGTCGTGGTCGGTGCTTGAACGGCTTGCGTGGCTTCGGCGTAACGCGGGGCTCATCCAGTCGCAGGTCATGATCCTTGATGACTTGACCGACCAGTGCCCAGTACGGATCGTGGACGCGCTTCATAGCGGATCGGGAATGCGCGCCATGGCTTCGTCGAACGCGCGCTTGAGTTGGTCGAACTCCCATGTCAATTCGTGCGGATCCCACTGGCTGATCCACTCGACGAGCTCAAGGCATTCGCGGCGTCGTTCCCTGATCTGCAAATCGCCACGGTACATGTCCGTCAAGCGGCGTTGGGCCAAGTACTTCAGGAACAGCCCATTGACGAGTTGCAGGGTCAGGGGTTTCGGTTGCTCGGGCGATGTTCTCATGAAGCATACTTCGCGTAAGCGTGGCAGAAGTCACGCTGGATCTTGCCCGCCTCGTATTCGGTGCGTTGGCTGATCCGGCTCCAGCCCCCGGCTGCGTCAATGGCGTGCTGTAGTCTCGCATCGCGCGGGGGGCTCGTGCCGCCCGTGTCGATGAGCATGCGGTACACCAGATCTGCGCGACGTTCGGGCGTGAGCGGGTCGTTGACGGGTTGCCGTTGTCCGTTGCTCTTGTCCGCAGCCAATTCATTGGCAAATCCGGACTCTTCGGTTTGCTGCGCTGGCGCAGACTTATCCACAGGCGTGTCCGCCCTCTTAGGATTTTGTTGTAGATGGTGTTGGTGTTGAAGAGGTGGACATGGGGGACTGTCCAACTTGTCCACAGTTGCGGTGTGGACATTTGTGGACAGTTTGGACTTGGCCCGCTGTTCGCGTTTCTTGAGTTTGAAGTACTCCTGGCGTTCGGCGGCGGTGCGGATTTTGTCGTACTTCTCGTAGTTGGTGATCTTCCAGCCCCACGCCCGATGCTCGTCTAATCGGATGATGCGCCGGCCTTCCTCTTCCGGGGAACGCGAGGCCGGGTCAGGCTTTTCCAGCTCTTCGAGCCCGCGCTTGACGATCGCGAGCGGGTAGCCCACGCGCGCCGCAATCGCTTCGGCGGTCATGTCCACGTTGCCGTTGCGCTCGGCCAAGACCAGCATCGCGAGGAACACCACGGTCGGCTCGAACTTGCCGTACAGACTGCCGTCGAAAATCGTCCGAAACACCTTGACGTACATCGACATAGGTCACCGTTGGACAAGTGTGGACAGTCCAACTATACATAATCTGTCGGGCGTGGCAAGCGTTCTGTTAGTCACCTTCAATGCCGCTGATCGAGCCAGCCGGCGGGCAATTGGAGCGCGTCCTCGAGCGCGCGCGCGAGTCGCTCGCTGATGCTGCGGTTCGGATTCGGCCCCGCAATGTTGACCAACAACTGCGGGGACTGACCGCATAGGCGCGCCAAATCGTTCCAACTCCCCGCCACCTCCTTGAAGCGAGCGATGTTCGCCCGGCGCGTTTTGAATACTTCCTCCAGCGCCTTGTAGCCCGCGATCCGGTCACGTTTGGTGAGCATGGTTGCATCCTAACTCGAATTAGTGTACACAGCAATCTATGCGTACCTCCATTTCCCATCCCTGGCGTTGGCTCACCGGCTGGCCGCGGTTGCTGCTCACCCTGCTCGCGTGGATTTGCGTATGGGCTTGAGCAGCATCGAGACGACTTTCGAGCGCATCGCGGCGGCGCTGGAGCGGATCGCGACGGTTGCCGAGGCGTGGGCTCAACCCGCCCCCATCTTGAAGTCGGGCACCGTTCTAGGCGACATCGCCTTGACGCCTGGCCCGGTCGTCTTCGCCGAACATCCGCGCGAGCCTGTCTACCCCGCCGCCACCTACCCCGAGGCCCAGGCCGCCGTGATGGCCTACATTGGCGCGAAAGGGCACGACGCCGGCAAGGCGCTGCTCGCGGAGTTTGGCGTTAAGTTCGTCAAGGAGTTGAAGCCCGAGCAGTACGGCGCGATGGTCGCGAAGGTCAAGGACGCGACGACGTGACTCGCCTCTTCTTGGATCCCCGCGACTACGCCCGCTGGAGCGCCTGCCCCGGCTCCCCCGCGCTCTGCGAGGCGGACCCGGAGCCGAAGCGCCGCGGCTACGCCTACGTACCTACCCAACAGGAGGAGGCTGTGGCGGCTCACAAAGCCCGTGGCGCCGACGTGCAAGTCATTCCGGGGGATCGCTTGAACCTTGAGCCGATCACGGGCGAGCGGGGCGCGCAGGCGCTGGTCGATACCATTCTGATTGTGACCGAAGGCGAGATGGCGCGCCTCGAGGTCTGGCAACCCAGCACCGTGCTCAAAGGCGTGCCCGTCTACTTCGATGCCGGCAAGCCCACGGATGAGGCGCGGTTCCTGGCCTTAGCGGCGCTGCACAAATACTCGCTCCTGCACCAGTTCACCGACACCAACTGCGGGTCGATCGCGGAGCTCTACAGCTTCCGAGAGATGATCCAGCCCGTCGCGAGCTTGGCCTTGGAACTGCGCAACAACGTCGACGCGCTCGGCAACTTGGTGGTGGGCGATCACTGCAAAGGCTGCCCGGCCGCCTACCGCTGCCCGCAGCTCGCCAAAGGCGTGCATGAGGACGTGTTCGGCGAGATCCAGGCCTTGGATGAGCCGGTGTTGACCCCGCTCCCGCTCGCGACCCGCGTCAGCGCGGCGGCGGATATAACTCAAGTGCTGCGCGCGGCGCTGCAGCGACTCCCGCTGATCCATGCCTGGTGCGATGCGGTGCTGAAGGAAGGGGTGTCGCGGGGGCTGCTGACGGTAAAGACTCGCCCCGCGGCCAAGCCCAAAAAATCACGGCGCCATCGCAAGCCACGAGCAGCCAAAGCAACGTCCACATCACCGAGAGCAGCCGATTGACGCCCACGCGCGAGCGGATCATCGGACGTTCCGGCGCGTGATGATCTTGACTTCAACGCCGTAGAGTTCCCGCACCTGTTTGATCTTGTTGAGCGACACTTGCGTGACCACACCCTTGCAGTCCTCGACCGTGACGCGCGGCAGGAAGTCCCTCCACACAACAAGGAAGTCCGCGCGGTAGGTGATTTTGCCCGGCAATCGAAACGGCGGCTGGCAGATAAACCACGCCACCGCCCCCGCCAGGCGCAGCCGCTGCAATTCGAGGTACCGATCGCGCTCCAACTTCGAGTCGAAGCGCCAGCCGTCGACGTACTGATATTCGTTGTGGTACTTGTTTGAGGGCCGCAGCGACTTGAAGTCGGCGAGCGTCATGCGCGTGGTCATCGCAGCAACTCTTCGATGGAAAGCCCGGTGACTTTGGAGAGCCGCTGTAGCGTTGCGCGTCCTGGCTTGCGCAACCCCTGCATCCACAGCGTAATCAAGCTTGGGTGCACCCGGACTTGGCGTGCGAGCGACTGCTTGGAAATTTTCGGCTCCGTGTTCTCGACTAGGAACTGCACGAGGGGTGTGGCCATGGGCAGCGACTGTTGCATACTTCTTGACACAAGTAAAGTGTAAACGGAGTTGACAAGTTAACTGCGCTGTGGTTCGATACCCGTCATCCCAACACCGGAGCGAACGCAAATGGCCAGTCGAATCTACAAAGTGGTGAGCCGCGATAAAGGCGTGCTGCAGCGCTTCGTGCGCGCGAATACCCTAAACGCAGCGGTGCGCGCGTACGCCGAGGAGCTGTTCGTGGCAACCCCGGCCACGGCCGAGGATATGGTCGTGGCGTTCGACGCGGGCGTGGGGCACGTCTTGGACGCGGTCGCTCCCGAGCAACTAAACTTGGGGGGGGGTTGGAAATGATTAGCCATACGCCGATGCTTGCCTACCACAGCGATACAAACATCAAGCGCAAATATCTCGCGCGGGTTCGCGCTCACGCCAAAGCCGACGAGCTACTCCAAGGCTATGGCTATTGGAAGAACGGCAAAGGCTGTGCAGTGGGCTGCACCATTCACGGCGATTCGCACGAAGTATACGAAATCGAACTCGGGATTCCGGCGGAAATAGCTTATCTCGAAGATCACTTCTTCGAGCGCTTGGAGCAACAGACCGCACGCGTCTGGCCGGCGCGCTTTCTTGCCGCGATCAAGCCGGGGGCGGATTTGTCCCGCATCTACGATCAGTGGAGCGCGTGGAATCTGATTGATCCTGTCGATGGCGTCATCACCCTCGTCACGAACGATTACCCCGATGTACAGCGCATCGTGCGCGAGACGGGGGAAGCTTGCTTGAACGGCGATAGGGTGAACGCTGCGCGGGCTGCGCGGGCTGCGCGGGCTGCGGAGGCTGCGCGGGCTGCGTGGGCTGCGCGGGCTGCTGCGGGGGCTGCGCGGGCTGCGGAGGCTGCGGCGGGGGCTGCGTGGGCTGCGGGGGCTGCGGAGGCTGCGCGGGCTGCTGCGTGGGCTGCGGAGGCTGCGGCGGGGGCTGCGTGG